AGGAAGAAGTTATAGAAAAGACTTTTTCTGGATTTGCAGAAAGACGTTCTAAATAATGTATATACAAACATTATATAAAATAATAGAGCCCATTAAACCTCACATCATTAAGAGGTTAAATAAATCCAAAAAATGGAAATACGGCTATAATAAAGAATACGATATTATAGTAATAAGCAGGACTGGACAGATCGGCGAAATATACGAAATCCAAAACTTAGTCATTGCTTTACCGCTCGAAGACAATCCACACAAAAGATCTAATAAAAAAGAAGATCAGCGTTGGGAAAAGTTTCAACCAAGAAAAGAATTAAAGAATATTAAAACAATATTCGATTGGAAAGCTTATCCTGCTAACTTTAAAGAAAAGCTCCATGATTACATTGACAAAGAGTTTAAAAGAAGAGATGAAGGTTTCTGGTTTTATAACAAAGGTGTTCCTACCTATATTACTGGTACTCACTACATGTATTTGCAATGGTCAAAGATTGATGTTGGGCAAGCAGATTTTAGGGAAGCAAACAGATTATTCTTTATATTCTGGGAAGCTTGTAAGTCCGATACACGATCATACGGTATGTGCTATCTTAAAAACAGAAGGAGTGGATTCTCTTTCATGGCATCAGGCGAGACTGTTAACTTGGCCACAATATCTAGTGATGCTAGATACGGTGTCTTATCAAAGTCAGGAGCAGATGCTAAAAAAATGTTTACAGACAAGATCGTTCCGATCTCGGTTAATTATCCATTCTTCTTTAAACCAATACAAGATGGGATGGACCGTCCAAAAACAGAACTTGCTTACAGAGTTCCTGCTTCAAGATTCACTAGAAAAAAACTTGATAGCAATGAGCAAATTGAGGAAATCGTTGGCTTGGACACAACTATTGACTGGAAAAACACAGGTGACAACTCCTATGATGGAGAGAAGCTTGCACTACTTGTACATGATGAAGCAGGTAAATGGGAAAAGCCAGAAAATATTCTTAATAACTGGCGAGTAACAAAAACAACATTAAGATTAGGTAGTAGAATTATAGGTAAGTGTATGATGGGATCAACATCAAACGCTTTAGACAAAGGAGGTAGAAACTACAAAAAATTATATGATGACTCAAATGTTAGTAAAAGAAACCGCAATGGACAGACTCGCTCAGGATTATATAGCTTGTTTATACCTATGGAATGGAACTACGAAGGATACATTGATTCTTATGGATACCCTGTCTTTGACACTCCAAAATCCAAAACTTATGGCATTGATGGCCAAAAGATTGAAATTGGGGTCATCGAGCATTGGGAGAATGAAGTAGATGGTCTTAAGGAAGATCCTGATGGACTTAACGAATTATATAGACAATTTCCACGTACAGAGAAGCATGCTTTCAGAGATGAGACTAAACAGTCTTTATTTAATCTAACTAAAATCTATGAACAAATAGATCATAACGAAGATTTAAGAAACTCAGGTGTAGTAACTCAAGGAAATTTTCAATGGAGAGATGGAGTTAAAGATACAAGTGTGATGTTTGTGCCTACCAATCAAGGTAGATTTTATGTTTCATGGGTTCCAAATATTAATCAACAGAATAGAGTTCTTATTAAGAACGGTTCTAAACATCCTGGTAATGATCACATGGGAGCTTTTGGTTGTGACAGTTATGATATATCAGGAACAGTTGATGGGAGAGGTTCTAAAGGATCGTTACACGGTTTAACTAAATTTAGTATGGAAAATGCTCCTGCAAATTTAATATTTTTAGAATACATATCAAGACCTCCAACTGCAGAGATCTTCTTTGAAGATGTATTAATGGCTTGTGTATTTTATGGTATGCCAATATTAGCTGAAAATAACAAACCAAGATTATTATATCATTTTAAGCGAAGAGGCTATAGAGCTTACTCTATGAACAGACCTGACAAAACAGCACATAAACTATCTGTTACTGAAAAAGAAATAGGTGGTATACCTAATTCAAGTGAAGATATAAAACAAGCTCATGCTGCAGCTATTGAAGCTTACATTGAAAATTTTATAGGTTTTAACAATGAACAATACGGAACTATGTATTTTCAAAGAACACTAGAAGATTGGGCTGCTTTTAATATAAATGATAGAACAAAACATGATGCGTCAATTAGCTCAGGATTAGCAATCATGGCTTGTAATAAAAATAAATATAGACCCGTTGCCGATGTAGTTAAGGAACCACTTAATTTAAGTTTTTCTAAATATGATAATAGAGGTAATGAATCAAAAATAATTAATAGATGAAATTAAACACTGGTATTAATAGTGCGTTTCCAAGTCAGATGGTATCTGAGGAAGAAAAGAAAACATTAGATTATGGATTATTAGTTGGGCAAGCTATTGAATATGAGTGGTTTAGAGGTGGTAGAGTAAATGGGAGTAGATGGAACACAGGGTTTCAAAATTTTCATAATTTAAGATTATACGCTCGTGGTGAGCAGAATGTACAAAAATATAAAGATGAATTATCTATTAATGGTGATTTGTCTTATTTAAATTTAGACTGGACACCAGTACCTATTATACCTAAATTTGTAGATATAGTGGTTAATGGAATTGCTTCTAAAAATTATGAGATTAAAGCTTATGCTCAAGATCCTTTTTCGTTAAAAGAAAGAAGTGATTATGCTAATGGACTAATGAGAGATATGACCATGAGAGATGAAATTGAAAAACTTAGTGCCTCAACTGGTATTAATACTTTCAACACATCTAAACCAGATGAATTACCTGCTTCAAAAGAAGAATTAGAAGTTCATTTACAACTTGACTATAAGCAGTCAGTCGAAATAGCTGAAGAAGAAGTTATAAACCAAGTATTAGCTTTTAACAAATATCCTTTGGTTAACAAAAGAGTTACTGAAGATATAGTTACAATAGGTATTGGAGCTTTAAAAACTCAATTTAATAAAGCTGAAGGTGTTGTTGTTGAGTATGTAGATCCAGCAAACTTAGTTTATTCATTTACTAATGATCCTAATTTTGAAGACATATACTATGTAGGTGAAATAAAATCTTTAACTTTAGCTGAAATAAAGAAAACGTTTCCAAAAATTACAGACGCAGAACTTCAAATGATGGTTCGTTATCCAGGAAGAGATGGATATATTGCTAACCCTAATTATGACAATGATTTAGTTCAAATATTATTTTTTGAATATAAAACTTTTATTGACCAAGTTTTTAAAATTAAAAAAACTGATCAAGGTTTAGAAAAAACAATTCAAAAAGTAGATACTTTTAATCCACCTCAAAGTGATAACTTTGATAGAGTTTCAAGAAGTATAGAGGTATTATTTAGTGGAGCTAAAGTAATGGGTGCTCCTCAAATGTTAGAATGGAAGCTTGCAGAAAATATGACAAGACCTAGTAGCGATTTAACTAAGGTTAATATGAATTATGCTATATGTGCACCTAATTTATATCAAGGTCGTATAGAATCTTTAGTTAGTCGTGTTACAAGTTTTGCAGATATGATACAATTGACATCGTTAAAATTACAACAAGTAATTCAAAGAATGGTGCCAGATGGTGTATTTGTAGATGTTGATGGTTTAGCTGAGGTTGATTTAGGTAATGGAACTAATTACAATCCACAGGAAGCTTTAAACATGTACTTCCAAACAGGTAGTATAGTTGGTAGAAGTTTAACACAAGATGGAGATCCTAATAGAGGTAAAGTACCTATTCAAGAATTGCAATCATCAAGTGCTAACGGCAAAATACAATCATTAATTAATACTTATCAGTATTACTTACAAATGATAAGAGATGTAACTGGTCTTAATGAAGCAAGAGATGGTAGCCAACCAGATCCTAATGCTTTAGTTGGCTTACAAAAAATGGCAGCTAACGCATCGAACGTTGCAACAAGACATATATTAGATGCTAGTTTGTATTTAACATTAAGAGCTTGTGAAAACATATCTTTAAGAGTTGCAGACATGATGGATTTTGCTTTAACTAACCAAGCTTTAAAATCATCTATTGGTATTTTTAATGTAAAAACATTAGAAGAAATAGATACATTACATTTATATGACTTTGGTATATTTTTAGAATTAGAACCAGAAGATGAAGAAAAAGCAATGATAGAGCAAAATATACAAATGGCTCTTCAACAAAATCAAATTTTCTTAGAAGATGCTATTGATATTAGAAACATTAAAAATACAGCTTTAGGAAATCAAGTTTTAAAATACAGAAGAACTAAAAAACAACAGCAAGATCAAGAAGCTCAACAAGCTCAAATACAAGCCCAAGCCCAAGCAAATGCTCAAGCAGCGGAACAAGCAGCTATGAGCGAAGTTCAAAAAAACGAAGCTATGACCCAGTCTAAAGTTCAATTAGAACAAGCTAAATCTCAGTTTGAAATACAGAGAATGCAAAGTGAAGCTGAAATAAAAAGACAAATAATGGCTGAGCAATTTCAATATGACTTACAACTTGCTCAAATGGACATGCAATCTAAGCAACAAAAAGAAGCTGAAATAGAAGATCGAAAAGATAAAAGAACTAAAATACAAGCAACACAGCAGTCTGCAATGATAGATCAAAGAAAAAATGATTTATTACCTACAGATTTTGAGGGTGCTGCTCAAGAAACACCTATGGACATGTAGTCCTTATTATTAATTTTTATTATATTATATTATGTCAACAGAAGTAAAACAAGAAGGTACTTTTAAGATTAAATCTAAAAAGCCAAAACAACTAACAAAAAGTGATGAACCTATAAAAGTAGATTTATCTAAACTTAAAACAGAAACAGATGCCATTCAAGAGCCAAAAGCAGCGAAGGTGGATGTGGGCGAACAAGCCGGAGATGGCAAGACAGTGGGAAGCGGAGGGAACGACATCCCCATTGCTAATGTTAAAACAGAACCAAAAGAGTCTACAGACCAAAAACCAATAATTGAAGAGATTATTGATGAAAAACAAGAGGTTCAAGAAATAGGAGAAAAAACTCCAGAATTAACAGCTGTAAAAGAGGAAACTCCTGTTCAACAAAAAAATAT